CCTAGTGGTAGGACAACATCTATATACTCTCTAAAGTATTTACTTTCAGAGGACTTTATAGAAATACTTAAGGAAAAGTCTATGTATAACAATAGACTCTACTGCCTTACACAAAAGGGTAGATACTGCGTAACACAATTTTATAACCAACTTAAATTATTTACAAATGAAGTTTAAACCTACTGATAAGTTTTTTATCGTAAAGCGTGGAAAAGTCCACCAAGCAGTTGTCATTGAGGCAACTGAAACAAAAGGAATGCCTAAAAAGTTAGGCACAAATAACTTTGAAACAACAAACAGAGTGTACTATGCTATAATGAATAGCGTAACTGATGGTAAGCCAAACTTTTCAAGACACCATCTATCAAAACATGATGTTATTTTTTCAAGTTATTTAAAAGCGATTCGTTTTTTAAAGGAAAATGTTGTATATTTGCATGATTCTGATATAGAAACCCTTATAAATGAGGAAAGAAACATTGAAGAATTACCATTTTAGTAACCTAATTTAATTAAATTTTTTTATTATGAGTATTATTAACTTAAGTATCAATCTAGAAAAGATTGACAAAACAAAAATCATTGAAGGGAAAAAAGGAAAGTACCTTAATGTAACTATCGCTAGAAACAAAGATGGCGAAGACCAGTATGGAAATACGCACTATGCGTTTATATCTCAAACGAAAGAAGAAAGAACTTCTGGAGGAGATAAAACTTATTTAGGAAATGGTAAAGAGTTTGTCTTTGACAAGGCTCCAGCTACTGCAACTACTGAAGATAGTGGTTCAGACTTACCATTCTAAATGTTTTTTAGTTAGTTTAAAGGGGGTAGCGAAAGTTATCCCCTTTTTTTACCAAGAGTTTAACCCACTTAAATTTATATAATATGAAAGTACATAGAGACTTTAAGGGTATATGGATACCCAAAGAGATATATCTTCTCAAAGACCTCAACTGGACACAGAAGATACTTCTCATAGAGATACACTCTCTCGACAATGGAGAGGGTTGTTTTGCCACAAACCAATACTTTGCTAACTTTCTTGATGTAAGTACATGGACTATATCTACTAGCATATCTAAACTAGAAGAACTTAACCTTGTAACTACCAGAACATTCATGAATAAAGGTCAGCAACAGAGGAGAATCTTTACCCTTTTGAAAAACCTAAAGGGGTTTGAGAAAAACCCAAAGACCCCATTAGGAAAACCTAAAGAGGGGGTTGAGGAAAACCTAAAGCATAATAATACAACTAATAATACAAAGAATAATACTAACTCTTCATCAAAAACTGATGCCAAGAAGTTAGAACTCTTTGAACAGTTTTGGATTGACTATGATAAAAAGGTTGGTAAAAAGAGTTGCCAGAATAAATTTATGAGATTAAAGATGGCAGACATTGAAGACCTTATGACAAAGGTTAAGCCTTATGTTGAATCAACACCAGAGGTAAAGTATCGTAAACACCCTATCACTTGGTTAAACCAAGAGGCATGGAATGATGTAATAATAAAAGAGGAAGAGAAGAGAACGAAAACTTCAAACCTTATAATCGAAACTAATAAAGGAAAAATACTATTGTAAAATGAAAAGAGAAATTAAAGATGAAAACGCATTGGACATGATATTACTTGTTGCAATGTTTAGATGTTTTAACGAACAATTATACACCCTAAAAGGAGTTCACAAGAAAGTTTTAAAACAAAGATTCAATAGACTTTGTGGTGTAGCAAATCTCTACGAGAAAGAGGTTGTAAAATCACTAGGAGATAATGTTGGATACGAAAAAGTTTATGATGAACTAATGGATGTTATAGTACAAGTGAAAGAACAGTTTGTTCTTGTAGATAAAAACCCTTTAAAATAAATTAATATGGAAAGTTTTTCAGATTATGGCATCTACATTGGGCGAAAGAGTGGAGGTCAGACAAAAGTAACTTGCCCAAAATGTTCTAAGGATAGAAAGAACAAATCAGAACCATGCCTATCAGTAAACATAGATGAGGGTATGTGGAACTGTCATCACTGCGATTGGACTGGTAGATTAAAGAATGGTAATATGATACAGAGGGTTCAAAAGAAATCTTATGTAAAACCTAAACACAAACCACTACACGACCTATCTCAACCTGTTATGGACTGGTTTAAGAAAAGAGGTATATCTATTAAAACCTTAATTGAAAATAAAATTTCAGAGGGTAAAGAGTATATGCCACAAACTAGAAAAGAAGAGAATACTATACAGTTTAATTACTACATGGATGGCGATTTAGTAAATGTAAAGTATAGAGATGGTGCGAAGAACTTTAAGATGGTCAAAGATGCAGAGAAGATATTCTATGGGATTGATGATATTATATCAAACGATACACAAGATGTTTTAGACTGCGTTATTGTTGAGGGAGAGATGGACAAGCTATCTTTCTGGGAGGCAGGTGTAACTAACTGTGTATCAGTACCTAATGGTGCTTCTGACAAAACAATGGATTACCTAGAATCAGCAATGAACATATTTGAGAATATGAAATCTATATACATAGCAGTTGATATGGATGAGGCTGGTAGAAATCTTATGTTTGAGTTAGCTAGGAGGATTGGTAAACACAAATGCTATAAGGTAAACTTTAAAGATTGTAAAGATGCTAATGAGTATCTAATGAAACATGGAAAGGAAAGTTTATTAGAATGTCTTAGGAGTGCTGAAGGTTTCCCAGTTGAAGGATTGGTAACTGTTAATGATATTTCTGGAGATATTGATAGGGTTTTTGCAGAGGGGTTGAAGAGAGGAGACTTGAGTGGAGACAAAGCATTTGATGAAATATTCTCATGGGGTAAAGCTCAACTTACAGTAGTTACTGGAGAGTCAACTCATGGTAAGTCAAACTGGGTAGAAGACCAGATGATGAAGTTAGCAGTTAGGTGTGATTGGAAGTGGGCAGTATTCTCTCCAGAGCATTATCCATTAGAACTACACTTCTCTACCTTTGCTGAAAAGCTAATTGGTAAAAACTTTAGTGGACAGAGGGGAGAGAAAATGTCTGAGGATGATTTATTTGTAGCCAAGAGATTTATTAATAATAACTTTAAATGGATTAGACCAGAGAAAGATTTGTATACGTTAGATGATATTCTTAATATTGCAAAGGAGTTGATATACAAGTTTGGTATTAATGGTATACTGATTGACCCATGGAACAAGATGTCTCATGAGATTGGTAACAAGACTGAAACTAATTATATTAATGACCTTATGATAAAGTTAAATAACTTTAAACAGATGTATGATTGTCATATAATATTAGTTGCACACCCAAGAAAGATGGCTAAAAATCCTACCACTGGTTTGATTGAGATACCAACACTAACTGATATAGCTGGTAGTGGTAACTTTAAGAATCAAGCTGACAATGGTATTACTGTTTACAGAAATTTCTCTAACAATGTTACAGAGGTTTATGTACAGAAGGTAAAGTTTAGACACATGGGTCAGCTAGGAAGTGCTGATTATAAATTCAACATGGTTAATGGTAGGTTAGAACCTATAGTTACTGCTGTTGGAGACCATAGACCAACATATAAACCATATTTTTAATCAAATGTTTTACAGGAAAAAGAAAGGAGTTCAAGTTAAAAAGGTTATCTATAGGGGTATAACCTTTGATTCAAAGCTTGAGCTCTTTTTTTATAAAGAGTTAAAGAAAGCAAAGATACCTTTTGAGTTTCAAAAGAAGTATGTGTTGTTAGATAAGTTTAGGTATGATGGGAAAGCAGTTAGACAGATGACACTTACTGTAGACTTTTACATACCTAAATGTAACTCTATTGTAGATACAAAAGGTTTTCAAAGGAACGATAATAAAATTAAATGGAAGTTATTGAGAAGACATCTACTAGATAATGGAAAAGAATATCATATTTTTTTACCAACTTCTCAGAAAAAATGCCTTGTTTTAATAAAAGATTTATTAAATTTGTTACATGATAAGTCTTAAATATATATTTAAAACAGCGATGACTAGACAAGAGAAAGACCTTGCAGAAAAACTTGATAGAATTAAGAAAGAAATTGAAAGTTCTCTTAAAAAGATAGATGAACAGCAAGGTTCTAACTATAAGTACATCACAAGTAAAGTATGTTTAACAAAAATTAAAAAGATAATAGATGAAATCTAAAGATATTTTAAAAGTGCATGAAAATTATGCCAAAGAAAAAAAGAACACAATGTTTGATGCAGAGAAAGAATTAGAATCAATAGAAAAAGTTATGCAGAAAGATGGTTGGACTGAGGTAGACCACTTGCTATATGAAGCTCATCTGATTAACACAAACTCTAAGGGAACAGATGTTATGCCAGAAGAAAAGGCTACTGCTAAGAGAAAAATTAAGAGAATATATAACAAGATAAAGAGCATTGACCCTTTCATGTATAACATTCTACAGGAAGAAGATAAAGCTACTGTACTTATAGAAGAATCACAAGACCAAGAATAAATTTATTCAGTCAGTTGGAGCGAACAGTTCTTGGAGGAAGGTTAAATGTTCGTAAGGGTTATAAGGGGGGTTACTGACAGCCACCCCTTTTTTAGACCTATAGTTAAATGGATATAATAAAACTCTCCTAAAGTTTAGTTGCAGGTTCGACTCCTGCTAGGTCTACAAAACTATTTAATATGAAACAAAAAAATACAGGTAAGAATTGGGTTAGCGATTCAAAAGAATACAGGGATATTGTTGGTGATGTCGCTAGAAAAAAAGCAAATACTGCTATAAGAATGAGGGAAGAAGGAAAAACTGTTAGGGATATAGCTTTTGAAATGGGACTAAGCATATCTAGAATATATGAATACTTAAGAAATGATGACGAAAAATAATAAGTCAAAAACACCACCAAAAGGTTCTATAAGATTTTCGATAACACTATCTGAAGAACAAAAGAAGGCAAAAACTATGATGTTAAAACATCCATTTAGTTTTGTTGTAGGGAGGGCTGGTAGTGGTAAAACTTTATTAGCTGTGCAGATTGCATTAGACCAATTTTTTAAAAGACAGTTTAATAAAATTATAATTACAAGACCTACAGTTTCTACAGAAGACAATGGTTTCTT